ATAACTCACTAATATTTCACGGAGACCGAGCATGAGTAAAGCAGCAGAACTAGCCGAGTTTGGCGGCGGTATCTCTAGCGGCCCTAATGCTGTAGAGGGGTTGGCGAAGGCTTGGGTTCGCTTCAATGGCACTGGTACTTTAGCGGTTGACAAAAGTTTAAACACAAGCTCGGTTTCGGACATTGGTACAGGAACTTATGACCATAACTACACATCATCTTTTTCAGATGCTATTTACAACTACGTTCACGGTGCGAAAGACGCCAATGATGGCATGGGCATCCCTACGGTTGGTTCAGACCCAAGAGTTTCAGACACAACTTCAACCGTGCGGTTGATTTACAATTACGCGACCGGTGGAGGTTTTTATGATGGAGTTGGAATTTGTAATAATATATTTGGAGACCTCGCATAATGAACGAGGAAAACAAAGTCATCATTGACGTAGTTGCTGGAACAGGCACCGCCGCCGCATATATGGCTATGGTGCCTGACGTTGTGGCTTTGTTTACTGGTGTGTGGATATTGATTCGAATATACGAAACCGACACGGTGAGGCGCATAATCAAGCGCATCCAAGGCAATGTTTAAGGCAATCGTACTGGCTTGTGCGATAGCAAACCCTACCGACTGCATTGAGTTTCACGATACACGCGGCCCATACGATACCCGCGCTGCATGCGAACGCCGCGCTATGGAAATGGGGCGTGACGTTGGAGAGATGACCCACGGCCTTATGCCTAAAAAATGGCGGTGCCAAGTTTTGAAAAAGGGGATGTTGTCATAGACCCTATTAGCATCACAGCGGCTGTTAGCGGGGCTACGGCGGCGTTCAACACCATCAAGAGTATGATTGCTGCTGGCAGGGATATGGAGTCCTGCATAGGTGATGTCTCGCGCTGGATGAGAATGGCATCTGATGTTGACCAGGCAGCAAAACAAGCCAAGAACCCACCTTTATTTAAAAAGCTATTGTCTGCTGGGTCTGTTGAGGAAGAAGCTTTGCAAGCTTATGCGGCTAAAAAAAAGCTGGAAGCACAACGCCAGGAACTAAAGAACTTTTTGAATATGTCATACGGGCCACAAGCCTGGGCAGATTTAATACAGCTTGAAGGCAAGATAAGGAAACAAAGACAAGAAGCTATTTACAAGCAACAAGAGAAGCGCCGCCAGATAATCGAAGTGCTGGCTGTTTTAACTGCAATTTTGTTAGTTTGCGCGGCATTACTATTTATCATATGGGTAGCGACGCAGGCTTGATATGAGTCAGACAACCACAGGCTTGATTGGTGAGTACATAGCGGCAGGGATTGTGCTATCATTGGGCTGGCGGGTGTCGATGTGCCAGCAAGATAAAGTTGATTTAGTAGCATGGAAAGAAGATGAATATATCAGGATACAAGTCAAGACTGCGCAGCTATCTGGCGAGAAAAATGCTAGAACTCCGGTGTACCACTTTCAGTTTGGCAGTGGACAAAAGAATAAAGTTTTACCAAATGAGAGAGACTATGACATTCTATGCTGTATCGGCCTGGGACACCGCAAAGCGTTGTTCCTGCCAATTCAACAGGTGCAACAAAAGTCGAAGCGCATGTCGCCTCAGTTTTTTGATGCGCCTAAAGCAGAACTGCACTCGTTTAATAAAGCGTTGGCGGCAGTAAGGGGTCGGCGTGATGGTTGATTGGTTTTCTAGGTATCTAAAAATAAACATCACTGCAAAGCTAACAATGATTGCAAGCGTGGCTATGTCATGGCGTTGTGCCGAGTGGTTTATGAACTTGGAAGCCCCGACAACACAACAGTCTGCGTTTGTTTCTGTTATCATGGGTGTTATGACAGGTGTTTATGGCATCTATTTAGGCAATGCGGGGAAAGATAAATGATACAGTTACTAGGTGTAGTCGGCAACCTTGCCCAAACATTCTTAGAAGGCAAGGTCGAGAAAGAAAAAGCCAAGTCAGAGATAATGAAGACTGCTGCCCAGCATGATTCCAAGTGGGAACTCATCATGGCTGAGTCTACAAAGTCTAGCCTCAAGGATGAGATTATAACGATTGTTGTACTCATTCCCTGCATACTTAGCTTTGTCCCAGGCATGGAAGAACTGGTAAAATCAGGTTTCGCACGGCTGAATGAACTGCCAGATTGGTATCAGAATATATTGTATGTTACTATTCTTGCCGGATTAGGACTTAAAGGTGTAGACAAGTTTAGGAGAAAGTAATGCCGAAAAAAGGTTTATACGCAAACATTCATGCAAAAAGGAAACGTATTGCTGCCGGTTCTGGCGAGAAGATGCGCAAGCCTGGAAGCAAGGGTGCGCCGACAGCTAAGGCTTTTAAGCAATCGGCAAAGACAGCAAAGAAGAAAAAGAAATGACCTACCCTCTGTCGCCAAACTTTACCTTAGAAGAAATGGTGAAGTCTCAGGTTGCGGAACGTAAGGGTATCCCCAATGCCCCAGAACTGCATCACATTGAGGCTATGGAACTGTTGTGTGAAAAGATATTGCAGCCTATCCGTGATGAGTTTGGTTCGTTTGTAGTTTCATCAGGGTATCGCAGCCCAGAGTTGTGTGTTGCTATTGGCAGTAGCCTGGACAGCCAACACGCCAAGGGTGAAGCGGCAGACTTTGAGGTAGCAGGCATAGATAACTATGACCTGGCAAAATGGATTGAGGACAACTTAGACTATGACCAGCTTATTCTTGAGTGTTATACTGGCGGTAACTCTGGCTGGATACATTGTAGCTACGTTGAAGGCGGTCGAGGTGAGTCGCTTACATATAACAAGCAAGACGGGTATACCCACGGGCTGAAGAAAGATGGCTAAGTCACCAGCATGGCAGCGCAAGGCAGGCAAGAGTAAGTCAGGCGGTCTGAACGCCAAAGGCCGCGCCTCTGCTAAACGCCAGGGCATGAATCTAAAAGCCCCTGTGTCTCGTAAGCAGGCAAAGAAATCGCCCAAAGCAGCAGCTAGGCGTAAGAGTTTTTGTGCTAGAATGAAAGGCATGAAGAAGAAGCTGACAAGTAAGAAGACAGCGCGTGACCCGAATAGTCGTATCAACAAAGCATTAAGGAAGTGGGATTGTTAAATGCCGATGGGAAAAGGAACTTACGGTTCAAAGAAGGGCCGACCAGCAAAGAAACTAACTGCAAAGCAGAAGACATTGCCTGCTGCTTTGCAAAAAAAGATTAAGAAGTCTAAGAAGAAGTAATTAGAAATCGGGGTTGTAGTGCAAGTATTTAATTATACCCCGTGACTTTCTTAACATCGCCCTAAGTTGAGTAGATACCTTGCGTTTTTCTAAGTGCATAATGCTGCTGTGGTCACGGGCTAGTATCTTCCCTATTGTTGGGTAGCTAAATTTTGTGTGCCTGATACACAATAAAACAAATAGTTGCCGTGCATCAACGTATTCAGCCCTGCGGTTCTGCCTGCGTAATGACTGTAATTCATGTCCACTTACAGAAAGCACAATCCTTTCAATTTGTTTTGCATCCAGTTCACCGCAATAAACATCCCAATACTTACCATTTGCAGGATTATATTTCGTTCCACATTTCGGAAATTGAATTACGTTTCCCATTTTTTTGACCCTCCTGGTTTAGTTTAGTTACTAGGCAGCTTCCTTTTAGTGAGTGGCAATAAATCTTTTTATCACCAGCAACAACCCACCCGCCATCTTTGATGTAGTGTTTTTTGTCGCAGAAGCTGCATAGTATTTGTCTTGTATCAACTTTTTTCTTTGCCATCTTCCAGCAGTTCTAAAGCGATTGCGCTATAGCCTATGATGTCTACGAATGAGTCCACATCATTACAGTTCAGCCCAAACTCATCCTTTGCCGACAGCCTGGACAGCTTCAACGCAACCATGAACGCGCAAACTTGTGTTGCACTCATCTTGTGGCCTGTAATCATAGACCCCATTTCGCTGATTTGCCGGAAGTTATCACCCACCGCCCCATACTTAGACCGTTCCAAAAGTATGTCCTTGCAATGGTCTAAAGCATGGAAGGCAGTTTCCAAGTTAGAAAGGGACTTCATCGTCAAGGGCAATCTGCGTCTTAGGCGCTGCTGGTGTTTCAATTGATTCAGCAATCTTACGCATGCCGCCCTGTCTTACGTTAGCAGCAATGCTTTCACCACTTGTGTAGTCCTCTGCAATGCGTTCACTGATGCTTACATCAATAGAACCATCCTCATTTGCAAAGACAGAG